CACCCCGTTAGGGATGTGCACCCAGTGCTTAGCACAACACCTGCTATCCTAAAGGGAAGTATCTTCCCCATGGATAGTATTTCCATACCAAATCCATACAAAGGACAGTGGACATCTTGTCTAAGGACATCGTTCATACTTATAGAGAGGGTTTGTTAGCGAGAGAGTGGGTAGGAGTACCCACTACCTCGCCCCCGACTACAAGTTGGACGAGTATCCTTAGAGGCGCAAGCAACTTGATTACTTCTCAAGGAAACGCTTACCATAAGCTTGGTAAGTCTTCCGAGAGAATTGGTGGTGAATTTTATGTTCAGCACCGTCAAGCCATTTCGGACGTTCTTACGCCCCAAATGTACATGACCGACGAACCGGTGGGTGGTGGTTCCATCACCCGTCGTTTCAACGGTCGGTTTGCTTGCAAACAAGCGGATGTGGGGATCGGTCACTTTGGCTGGCCTGCGTTTCAAAATTCTTCGAGAGAGGAATTAGAAGCGTTTGGCACAACAGCCATTGCGAACGTTGAACCAACTAATCCGTTGTCTGGACTGACTGTGTTCCTAGGAGAGCTGAGATCAGAGGGCTTGCCCATGATCCCAGGCATCCGAACTTGGAAAGATAGAACCAACATCGCCAGATCGGCGGGGTCGGAATATCTTAACAAGGAATTTGGATGGGATCCTCTCATAGGAGATATCCGGGACTTTGTTCGTGTTTCGCGCAACTCTGACGAGTTGATTGCGGATTACGAACGCGGTTCTGGACGTAAAATACACAGGCGGTTCGCACTGCCCACGGAGACTACAGTTACACACTCTGAAGGTACGGGTTGGCAATATCTAACCCCTGCCGTCAACAGTGTGTATTTTGTAGCTCCCCCGAAGTGGTCCATTACCACGACTATCGAGAAAACTCGATGGTTCGAGGGCTGTTTTACGTACTACTTACCTCCATTCGACAAGGATGGAAGTAATTTTGCACGTAATCGTCAAATAGCTCACAAGCTATATGGCGCGAGCGTTACGCCCGAAACAGTATGGAATCTCACTCCGTGGACTTGGGCCATTGATTGGTTTTCAAACGCTGGTGATGTTATTCACAACATCAGCGCTTTTGCCAACAATGGCTTGGTGATGCCATACGGCTACGTGATGGAGAAAACTGTCCATCGCGAAGAAGTACGAGTTTGGGACATTCGGTCGAAAAGGTCCGAAAGTACCAAGTATGCTCCTGATGGTTTAACACAGAAGCGTACCTCGTGTTCCTCTACCTTAGAAAGTATTACTAAGCAGAGGATCGTGGCTACACCATATGGATTTGGGCTCGACTTTGACGGCTTTTCGTCGTTTCAGTTGAGCATTCTGGCAGCTCTTGGTTTATCTAGGAGCTGACAGTCAGCGTAGCATCACTCCGATGTTCCGTTGAACGGTAATGACCTATTGGGCAATTCCGCTCAGTAGGAACTTCTGTAGGAGTAGATACCCGTGTTTTCAGACCCGCAGTCCGTCACGATCAACGCGATCGCCAACTCTCTTCCGAGAATTGGCTCTAGCAACAACGGTGGCATCTTCCGTAAGGATGATGGTACCGTCAAGCTGACCATCTCACATGCTGAAAACAAGCGTGTGAGGCATATGGTCCGCCTTGATCACAACAAGCTCGCCGCCGACCCGTATGTCACCGGTGACAACGTTCCTGTTTCGATGGGAACGTATCTTGTCACCGATGTTCCCCTTTTGGGGTACACGGTCACGGAACAGAAGCAGGTTGTGGATGGCTTCATTGCCTTCCTCAGCGCTTCTTCTGGAGCGGCCATCACCAAGATTCTTGGTGGTGAGATCTAAGAAATTCTTAGATCTGGACTGCGTAGTATGATGCGGGAATGGACTCTTACACCTCACCCTGTGGGGTTAAGATGAAAAGCCACATGCTACTACTGCAGGTTGTCCTCCATGAAATGGGGGACAGATGTTGCACTAGCACCATCCGTGATTGGAAAACAATCACGGAGCGTGTCGAAGCTGAAGGGCTATCGTTTTTAACGATAACTCTACCTCAGTACTGTAAAGACTTCGAAAAAAGTCTCTCCATTGCTGAGGTTCCCACATCTCTTTTTGCTGGTTTTGCAAAAAGAGGGCGTCTCCCCCGATTTCTCGGAGGTTTCGCCGGGTTGGTCTTCGACCGCAATAGTGGGCTCATGGTCGATGAACCGAATATCGACGCAATCCAAGCTATTCGACAGATTTGTCTGTTGTTTAGCAAGGTTAACCTTGAGTGCAGCGATGCACGCAAGGCGGCAGCGATTAGGAAGTTCATCGATTGTGAAGAGGATGTCCGGTTGCACGATGCAAGTTTGGACTATGACAATTTGTCCCAGTTCAAATCCTGCGCCTTGCGACACCTTGGTGACGTTATGGCCGTTGTCGATCGAAAGATCCATGATGGCGATATCGTCCCGAGGCACGGACCCGGAGCCACAGCTGATAAGCTTGTTGGTAACAACAAATATTATCAGAATGAGTGGCCAAGGCGACTTGAAGAGGGATTCTTTCCTCACGGAGAGTTTCTCTTTTCAAGCTGGAGTCAATCTAACCCTGAGGTTAGTGACTCATCCGACGTAAACATCCTTGAACCCGGGCAGGAACGACCCGTTAGGGTCATTACTGTTCCTAAAACGTTGAAAACCCCAAGAATCATCGCGATCGAACCTACGTGTATGCAATATACACAGCAGGGGATCATGGAGGTTCTTGTTAAAGCCATTGAGAGCCATTCGGTTCTCAAAGACTTTATCGGATTTACTGATCAAGAGCCTAATCAGCTCTTGGCTCAGTCGGGCTCCATAACTGGAGCACTGGCGACACTCGATTTGAGTGAAGCTTCCGATAGGGTTTCCAATCAGCACGTCCGAGCAATGTCTGGCTATTTCCACCACTTTAGTGGGGCTTTAGATCAGACACGGTCCCGGCGTGCAGACGTACCTGGTTATGGTGTTTTACGCCTAGCCAAGTTCGCGTCTATGGGTTCAGCTCTCTGCTTTCCTATAGAGGCGATGGTGTTTTTTACCATTGTCCTTTGTGGGATTGAAGATGAGCTCATGCGCCCACTTACCCGTAGAGATCTTTTAGATCTCCGCGGGCAGGTGCGCATCTACGGGGATGATATCATTGTCCCTGTAGACTATGTGCGTTCCGTTGTCAGCAAGCTCGAAACTTTTGGGTTCCGAGTGAATGCTGGTAAGTCTTTCTGGACTGGGAAGTTCAGAGAGTCTTGCGGAAAGGAGTATTTTAACGGTACGGACGTTTCTGTAGTCCGTGTACGTGAAATGCTCCCAACACAACGGAGGCACGTTCGGGAGATTATCTCGACTACGTCTCTCAGAAACCAGATGTATTTCGCTGGTAACTGGAAGACTGCGTCTTGGTTGGATGAATGGATGTCCAGGTTGATTCCCTGGCCTACTGTTCTTCCAACATCTCCTGCGCTAGGTAGACACTCTTTTCTTGGATATGAATCCGAGAAGGAGTGTCCGCACTTACAGAAAGGGCTCGTGAGAGCTTACTCTGTGCGTGCGACGTTGCCATTGAGTCCGCTCGATGGTTACGGTGCCTTGCTCAAGTTTTTCCTCAAGCGTGACAACGCATCGGCAGAGCCATCTGTTGAGAGGGATCACTTGGAACGTGCTGGACGTCCCCAGGCCGTCAACATCAAGCTTGGGTGGGTATCTGCGACATGAACTGTCGCAGTGCACATGGGTCCCTCTAGTATGAACTAGGGGGAGGTCGCCGAAAGGCGACCGTGCGAGGG